TATGCCGGAGGTAGCTACATGAGAGCGCGGTATGCGGATGCCATAAGGCCGGAGAAGCGGGACGAGCGGTCTTGCGAGGAGATCACGGCGGATGTGGTCGCACGGTGCGGATTGGTGGTGAAGCATGAATCTACTTGATTTATTTGTCAAAATCAGCGTCGACGACGGAGACGTAGACAAAGGCTTTTCGGAAACGAGCAGCAAAGCGGAAACGCTTGCTATGAAGCTGAAAAGTGGCCTTGCTACTGCGGCAAAGGTGGGAACTGCGGCCCTGACAGTTGCGGCTACTGGCGTGGCGGCGCTGACAAAGGCGTCCATTGACCAATATGCCGAGTATGAGCAATTAGTGGGTGGCGTCGATACCCTTTTTAAGGCTGCATCGGACAAGGTGCAGGAGTACGCCGCAAACGCATACAAGACGGCTGGCATGAGCGCCAACGAATATATGGACACGGTGACCAGTTTCTCGGCCTCCCTGCTCCAGAGCCTTGGCGGAGATACAGAGAAAGCAGCTCAGAAGGCGGATCAGGCCATCACCGACATGGCAGACAACGCCAATAAGATGGGCACCGGCATGGAGATGATACAGAACGCCTATCAGGGTTTTGCAAAGCAGAACTACACCATGCTGGACAACCTAAAACTCGGGTATGGCGGCACCAAAGAGGAAATGGAGCGTCTGCTTGCGGACGCGGAGAAGCTGTCTGGGCAGAAGTTTGATATTTCGTCTTATTCCGACATCGTAGACGCCATCCATGTGGTGCAGACGGAAATGGGCATCACCGGCACCACGGCAGCAGAGGCAGCAAGCACCATCGAGGGCAGCAGTGGGTCGGCAAAAGCCGCATGGTCAAACCTGATAACCGGCATCGCTGACGAAAATGCGGACTTCAAAACCTTGACAAGCAATTTCGTTGATAGCCTTGTTACAGCTGGAAAGAACATCATCCCGCGCATTAGTGTCATCTTGGGCGGCATTTCGCAGCTTGTTACATCTGCATCTACCACTATTATTCCGATGGTCATAACAACCATCACAGACAACCTGCCTGCGCTTTTGCAGGCGGCGGTTGCGCTTGTCGGCGCATTGGGACAGGGTATTATTGATAGCCTACCTGCAATTACGCAAGCAGCAATCGACATTCTTTTCTTCCTTGCGAATGCCCTGATAGAAAACCTGCCCACCCTTATTGACGGCATTGTGCAAGTGACCATGACGATTGTGCAGATGCTGACAAGCCCGGACTTTTTGACGCAACTCATTGAAACGGCAATCTTGCTGATTACGACGCTTGCGCAGGGCCTGATTGACGCGATTCCGCAGCTTATCGCGGCAGTACCTCTGATTATTGGCAACTTGCTCGCCGCAATCATTGTGGAGCTGCCCAACATCATCCAGATGGGCATTGATCTTCTGTTTGCGCTGATTGACGGAATTATCAAGTGCATCCCGGAGCTGGTCGCGGCAGTCCCTACGCTGATTATTGCGTTCATCAACGGCATCGTGAACAACCTTGACAAGATCATCCTTGCAGGGCCGCAGATTATTGTATCGCTGATTACCGGCATTATCGGGGCAATCCCGGAATTGATTGCAGCCGTCCCGCGCATTATCGCTGCCATTGCCGACACAATCAGAAACTATGACTGGGGCGGCATCGGTAAAAACATCGTTCGGGGCTTAAAAAACGGCATCGCCGGAATGTGGGGCAATATAAAAAGCTGGTTCAGTGATAAGGTAAATGGGCTGGTTAGCGGTGTGAAAAAAATCCTTGGTATTGCATCCCCGTCCAAGGTCTTTGCGGGCATCGGCGGCTTTATGGCCGAAGGTCTGGGCGAGGGCTTTGACGATCAATTCAAGTCCGTAAAAAAGGACATTGAGGGCAATATGAGCTTTGACGCTGGCACCATTACAGCAGATGCAAACATCATCAGAAACTATACAAGTGGCTCTTACGGAGGGGGCGGCGATTCCGGCAGAATTGTAATGCTGCTGGAACAGTATTTACCTATGTTGGCAAATATGAAAGTCATCATGGACAGTGGTCAGGTTGTCGGTTTGCTTGCCCCAGGCATGGATGAAGAACTGGCCAAAATCAATGCGAGGAGGGCAAGGGCTGTATGATAGGAAAAGTATTTTTTGACGGAAAAGACACTTACGCAGAATACGGCCTGTTGCTTGCAAGCAAGTCCATTTCTCTGCCGGAAGTCCGCACGAATATGATTGATGTTCCGGGCCGGGATGGCCTGCTGGACGCTTCCGAAGTGTTGACCGGCGAAGTGACCTACAAAAACCGCACCATTGCACTGATACTCACCGGCGTGGACACGGTGAGCGGCAAGAAATGGCCTGCCACGCTTTCTGACTTCTGCAACAAAGTCCACGGCAAGCGCGTGAAAGTGACCTTCCCCGAGGACACCGCCCATTATTACAGTGGGCGGTGCTCCGTTGGGCAGGTGGAGCTTGTCAAAATAAAGCAGACAATTCCCGTTACTGTTGATTGCGATCCGTGGAAATACAAGAAAGAGAAAACAACTGTGACACGGGCTGATTTGGGAACGGCATATAAACAGCTTACGCTACCGAATGAAAGCCGCCCGGTTATTCCCACAATCACGGTGGCGCAAGATACCGTATTACTTTGGGACAACAACACCATCAATGCCAGCGCTGGAGATCACATTTTCCCCGCCATTCGGCTTGCGGCTGGCAGCAACAACCTGAAGGCGAAGGTGTCCAGCGGCACCGGCAGCATCACAGTGACATACCAAGAGGCGAGCCTGTAATGTACCAACTCAAATATCAAAACTATATCCTGTATGACCCGCGCCTTGCGGATGAAAAACTAATCGTCCGTGACCCCTCTGTGAAGCTGGCGGTCAGCAAGGCCGGGGAAATGTCCTTCACAGTGGACGCAGACCATCCGTATTTAAGCAATCTTCGGCGCATGAGCGGCCTTGTGGAGCTGCTGGACGGCACTTTTCCTATATATAGGGGGAGAATAACCAGCGATATAAAAGACTTCTACGGAGCACATAAAATCGCAACAGAGGGCATTATGGCGGCGCTGAATGACAGCATCATCCCACCGTTCAACTTTCCGGAAGATTTCGAGAATGACACTGCTTATAAGGCCGCAGCCGCAAGCGGGAATGTGGTTGACTTCTTCTTCCGCTGGATTTTAGGGCAGCACAACAGCCAAGTGTCCGCAGAGCAGCAGATTAGGCCCGGAGTGTGTACCGTAACAGACCCGAACAATTACATCACACGCAGCTCCAAGGAGTACGCCACGGCAATGTCCACGATATCCGACAAGCTGATCAAATCGGCTTTGGGCGGGTATCTTCTGATCCGATATGAGGATGACGAGAACTATCTGGATTATTACGCTGCGTTGCCGCTCACAAATACGCAGTCTGTGGAATTTGCTGAGAATCTCCTTGACCTTTCCAGCGAGACGGACGGAACAAACATTTACACCGCTATTCTGCCAGAGGGCAAGGACGGCTTGACCATCGAAGCGCTGCCAGATGGTGATTTGACAGATGACCTTGTTAAATCCGGGCTTACTATTTATAGCAAGTCTGGCATGGCCACATACGGGCGCATTACCCGGCACATCAAATGGGATGATGTGACTGTTGCCGCCAACCTTCAGACCAAGGCGAAGGCGGCGCTGGCTGACAATGGCCTGTCCATGCCGGAGACCATCACCTGCAAGGCAGTTGATTTGGGCTGGCAAGATGGCATCCAGCATTTCCGGGTGGGCCGGATGACGGCCCTTTTCAGCACTCCGCACGGCTACAGCGCGTCCTATCCGCTGATGGAGCTGGCCCCGGATATTCTTGACCCCGGCAACACACAAATCACGCTGGGAGCTACCCAGCAAACCTACACGGGGGCGCAGATAGATGCCAAGCGTGAAACGGATAAACGCATCGAAAGCACACGGCAGGAGATTTCTGAGCGGGTGGACGAATCTTCAAGCCAAGTGATTCAGGCCACACACCAGCAGATTACCGATCTGCAGCAGAATGTCAACTCCATCATCCTGTCCGCTCTGGAAAACTATGTAGAAACCGGGGATTTTGACAGCTACAAAGAGGAGGTCAGCACAAAGCTGTCTGTGCTGACTGACCAGCTGAGCATTGACATCACTAAGGTAACCGAGCGCATTGACAAGGTGGATGGCGATCTGCAAAGCAAGTACAGCGAGATCACAAAGGCTTTCCGGTTTACGTCTGACGGCCTAATCATTGGCGAAACGGGCAATGAAATCCTGCTGCGGCTGGATAATGATGTGTTGCAGTTTGTCCGCAACAACACACCGGAGTTGCAGATCACCGCAGAGGGCGTGGAAGCAATGCGTATCAAGGTATCTATCCTCTGCATCGGAAACGTGGTTTGGACGGAGGACGAAAACGGCGATGTAATTGCAAGTTGACAGGAGTTGAGAACATGGCGTCCATTTACAGCAGCACGAACAAAGGCTGGCGCTTGCGTCTGGATTGGTCAATCACAGGCCAGTCTATCGCAGACAACAAAAGCACATTAAGTCTTGATTTGTGGGTATATGACGGAACCGGATATTCCCAAAACGAGAGCAGCGGCGAAGCGTATTATATACTTCAGGGCGAAAAACGCTGGAATCCGTATAATTACAGTTCCACCGGATGGTACAAACTGGGCAGCAAGACTATTACAGTCAGCCATAATGCAGACGGCACGAAAAGTATTGCGCTGACAGCAGAGTGGGACTGTGGCTTTGACAGCGCCTACACACCACGCCATTTGTCCTTGTCAGAAACGGTGACGCTAACCACCATCCCGAGAGCGTCCACGGCCACCACGAGCGGCTCCACGCTGGGGGAGACCTTGACCATCACCATCAAGCGGGCCAGCAGCAGCTTTACGCACAAACTCTACTACACCTGCGGCAGCGTCAAGGATCAACTGATTGCCGAAAATGTAGGCACATCGTACAGTTGGAGCGCACCGCCTGTGTCTCTGGCACAGCAAGCACCAAACGCAGAGACTGTGGCGCTCACACTCACAGTAAAGACGTACAACGGCAGCACCTATGTTGGGGCGTGGTCAACGGCTGTTAAGCTTGCCGTGCCGTCAACCGTGGTTCCGTCCTTGTCTGTTGCAATCGATGATCCAACAGGTGTGTCCAACACCTATGGTGGATATGTTCAGCTGCGTAGCAAGGTCAAGGTAGATATCACCGCATCTGGGGCGCAAGGCAGCACTATCAAGTCATACAGTATCAAGGTGGGCGGCATCTACGCTGCTACATCAGCCAGTGGGACAACGGACTATTTGCCCGGTTCTGGCGAACTGACTGTTTCCTGTGCTGTCACAGATAGCCGGGGGCGCACGACTACAAAGACACAAAGCATCACTGTCCTTGCTTACAGCAAACCAGCAATTACTGCTATTTCTGCCACCCGTTGCAATGCCGATGGAACAGCAAACCGGGCTGGCACTTATGGCAAGGTGACTTTCTCTGGGGCCATTACTTCGCTTTCTGCCAAAAACACCGCAGCATATGCGGTGCAGTATAGGGAAGTCGGCGCTGAAGATTGGACTACGGCAGGCCGACCGGCGGCGGGAAACTACGATCCTGCTGATATTTCTGCCGTGTTTGCCGCAGACAAAAGCAAGCGCTACGAAGTTCGGGTTGTGGCAACCGATGCATTTGAAAGCATTGGTTCCACGTTGCGTGACCTCCCGGCAGCGTATGCCCTTTACCATCTGGCAAAGCATCTGCTGTCTGTGGGGCTGGGCCGTCTCTGTGACAAGGCAAACGCAATTCAAGTTGGGCTGGATGCTTATTTTGATAGGGATGTACAGATAGACGGTACACTGGCGGTAGGAGGGATGACGCTGCTTGATTATGCGCATCCGGTGGGGAGTGTATATATCTCTACTGCGGCCACCGACCCGGCCGATCTTTTTGGCGGCGGGACGTGGGAGCGCATAAAAGATGTATTCCTGTTGGCTGCGGGTGATACATTCGCAGCTGGTTCCACCGGCGGCGAGGCTAACCACACCCTGACGACAGCGGAAATGCCCAGCCACGGGCACAACCCGGCCAATGAGTCAGGATACTATGGCTTTATCACCAACAGCCAGAAGGCGTTCACCGTGGGTGATATGGGCGTTCAGAGCGGCAGCGGGCGGTACTATCCCTACGCATCGGCGGCATTTGACATCAGCCGCAACACGGCGACCGGTGCGACCGGCGGCGGGAAGGCTCATAACAATATGCCACCATATCTGACGGTGTATGCTTGGCGGCGAACAGCCTAATCGTCTCGCTGCGGGTCAGTGGGAAATGGAGGGAACCACCTTATAACATAGCCCCAGAGGAGAAAGGAAATTACTGAATGGAAACAATCGTCGTAGCTCTCATCACCGGCGGCCTGTCGCTGCTGGGGGTAATCATCACCAGCAACAAGACCACCCGTGATGTGCAGGCCAAGCTGGACACGCAGCAGGCCGTCACCGACACCAAACTGGATGAGCTGACACGGGAAGTCCGGGAGCATAACAACTTCGCCCGGCGCGTTCCGGTGCTGGAGGAGCAGATCAAGGTCGCCAATCACAGGATAGCGGATTTGGAAAGACTGCCCAACCGCTGAGCCTCGCAAATCTATAGTATGAGGAGGTATATGTATGTATCGAGGTACAACCCCCACGCTGACATTCCAGCTACCCATCGACACGGGAAGTATCACGGTGCTGTCCATTGCCGTGGCTCAGGCCGGACAGGTTAAGATCGAAAAAACATTGCCGGATGTACATCTGGACGGGAATGTTGTCTCCTGCACGCTGACGGAAGCTGAGACCCTGTCGCTTACTGCCGGGAGAGGCATTGACGCAAAGATACAGCTCCGGGTGGGCGTGGGGGCGCAGCGCATGGCATCTCAGGTATTTGAAGTGCCGGTGGAGCGTATTCTCCGGGATGGTGCGCTATGATCGAGTTTGCGGTAACTTTTTCTCCCGGCGCTGACTTCGCAGTCACCTTCGGCGGGGAAGTCCCTCTGGAGGTCGATATGGGTCAGGTGATGGAGGTGCTTGCTACCGAGGAGCGGACGGTGGAGCTGTCTATGCCCTACGGCAATCAGGTCATCCTGCCCACCAGCGGCAAGGTCATGCGCAAGGTGACTATTCAAAAACCGGACACCCTACTATCCGAGAACATCAAGAAGGATGTGGTGATCGGCGGCGTGACCGGAACTCTGGAGGATGGCGGCAGCTTCAAGGCAGTGATAGAACGCACGGCTGTCAGCCCTACACTTCCGGGTGATTTGACGACCATTGGTTACAGTGCGTTTAGCGGTTGTCCCAACCTTGCATTAACCAGCCTGCCGTCTGGGGTAACAAGCATCAGTGACTATGCGTTTAATAATTGCCCCAACCTTGCATTAACCAGCTTGCCGTCTGGCATGACAAATATCGGTAGCTATGCGTTTCAAAGCTGCCCCAAACTTGCACTAACTAGTCTGCCGTCTGGAATAACACGCATCGGTTACTATGCGTTCAATGGTTGCCGCAACCTGGCAATAACTAGGCTGCCACCTGGGATAACGAACATTGGTTTCGGTGTGTTTGCTAATTGCACCGGGCTAACAAGTATTACATTCGAGGGAAACCCAAAGACCATCCACTCTTCTGCATTTAACGGGTGCTCCAACCTAACCACCATTTATGTTCCGTGGTCGCAGGGGCAAGTAGCAAATGCTCCTTGGGGTGCGAGCAAGGCCACCATCATTTACGATTATACTGAGAATTAAAAAAGGGAAGGAGACGGCAGTGAATGTACAATACCGACTAAACCGATAAACAAAGACTTGTCAACATTTTTTGTGTGCCAGAATCGGGCACGGAAAGGAGAAATTATGGAAACTTTTGGCATCGCAAGCGTGGCGGTCATCACCGTCATTACCTACCTCGTGGGGCTGGTGGGCAAGGCCAGCAGCATGAACGACAAGTGGATCCCCATCCTGTGCGGGGTCTGCGGCGGTCTGCTGGGGGCTGTCAGCTACTATCTGGCACCCATCCCGGACTTTCCGGCGGGCGACCCCATCACCGCCATTGCCGTGGGCATCGTCAGCGGTCTGGCAGCCACCGGCATCAATCAGGCTGTCAAGCAGCTGAGCAAGGGGGAGTGAGATATGGGCAAGCGCATCACTGACGCATATCCCATTGCCAAGGCGGGCGGCATCCCCATCAACACCAGCATCCCGGCCAGCAAGGAGACCTATGACCGGCTGGGCGGGCGGGACGTGGCCTTTGTGGTGCTGCACTACACGGGCAACGTCAGCGACACCGCCGAGGCCAACTGCAAGTATTTCGCAGGCGGCGACCGGGAGGCCAGCGCACACTACTTTGTGGACGAGGACAGCATTTACCAGTCCGTACCGGCCTGTGACCGGGCGTGGGCGGTAGGCTCGCCCGATCCGGTACATCCCCTCTGCCGCAACACCAACAGTATCTCCATCGAGATGTGCTGCTCCGGGAACTACCATGTTTCCGAGCGCACCAAGGCCAACGCTGCGGCGCTGACGGCGGAGCTGTGCAAGCTGCTGGGCATCTCCGGTGTGGACACCTACGTCCTGCGGCACTACGACGTGACCGGGAAGTCCTGCCCCCGGCAGATGGCAGGTAAGAACAATGCGGAGTGGGAGGCGTTCAAGGCCAGCGTCAAGGCGCTGCTGAACGAGCAGCCCGCACCCGCACCGACGACGAAGGAGGAGACGATCAACATGGAACTGCGTATGCTGCGCCGTGGCATGGAGGGCAACGATGTCCGGGCCGCCATGCTGCTGATGAAGGACAAGGGCTATTACCCGGATGAAATTTGGAGCGGCGACAAGCTCTTTGGCCCAAAGATGGAGGCCGGTCTGCGGAAGATGCAGGCAGATCACGGTCTGGGCGTTGACGGCATCATCGGCAATGCCAGCTGGAATTTTCTGCTGAAATAAAGGATAAAATAAATCCACTGGAGGGCGCAGAGGACACCGCTACGCCGGCCTCACGCCCGTGCATAAACATCCGCACCTCCACGGCACACCGTGGGAAATGATAGATCAGCACAAAAGAATCCGCAAAAAACTATCCACTATGGCACCATGCCGCGCCACAGAAACAATCCGTGCGGTAGGGCTACCGGAAGACGAGGAAACCTGTGTAATTGACGTGGACATTTTTGGCCGCACCTGCGTACAGACGGCGGCAAAACTACATATCAGCGTAGATGGATTTTACAAATTGCGCCGCCGCGCATACCAAAAACTGGCGGATGCATTCAATTCCTAAAAGTAGCCGCGCCCTTTTTGGGTGCGGCTATTTTTCGTTTTTGCACACAATTGGTGTACACTGTAACTACATTATTGCAGAATCAAGGCAGAATCCGGGCAGTTTATTTGCCCGGATTTCTTTTATTATAGAGGCAAGGAGGCGGGAATATGTACGAGCGCTTAATCAAATGCGGGTTTACCGCGCAAATGGCGCAGGATATTTGCATTCTGTACGCAGACGATCCCCGGGGGCTTTTAGCGTATGTGGAAATTGCTGAAAGCCTATATAGGGATTGCAATCATGTATAAATATTTTAATCCAAATCCCTGCGGGAAAAACGTGTCCGATTGCACTGTCCGTGCGATCTGTAAGGCCACGGGAAAGGATTGGGGCGAGGTTTATCTCCGGCTGTGCATGCGTGGCTACTTGGACGGTGATTTACCCAATGCAAACGCCTGTTGGGGCGCGTATCTGCGGTCCTTAGGCTACCGGAGATACATCATACCGGACACTTGCCCGGACTGTTACACGGTCGGCAGGTTTGCCGATGAGCACCCGCGCGGGACATATATTCTCGCCCTCTCTGGGCATGTAGTGTGCGTTCAGGACGGGATCATCTATGACAGCTGGAACAGCGAGAACGAAATCCCGCTTTATTTCTGGGACAAAGAAACGGAGGAATGAACATGGCATATCCCTATTTCAACCCCTATTATCCACAGCCGATGCCGGACAACCTCATGCAGATGCGGCAGATGCAGCAGCCACAGATGCAGCCCATGCAGCAGCCTATGTCGCAGCCAGGGCAACAGAACCCCATCGCGCAAGGCGGCGTACAGTGGGTAAGCGGAGAGCAGGAGGCAAGAGGTTATCTCATCGCGCCCAACTCTGCCGTAGCGCTGTGGGATTCCACCGCCCCCACCGTTTACCTCAAGCAGGCAGACGCAAGCGGGAAACCGACGCTCAAGATTTATGACCTCGTAGAACGCACAGAAACGGCCCCTAACGCGCCGCAAAAGCCGGGCGTGGAATTTGTCACCCGCAAGGAGTTTGACGCGCTGGCGGCGCTTGTGGGCGAATTGAAGGGCAAGAAGAAGCGCAAGGAGGACGATGACGATGAATAATCCCTTTTTCGGAGCGCTCGGCGGCGGCAACGGCTTTATGCAGATGTTGCAGCAGTTCCAACAGTTTAGGGCGAATTTTCAGGGTAACCCAAAAGCGGAGGTCGACAAGCTTTTGCAATCTGGGGCTATGAGCCAGCAAGAGTTAAACCAACTTCAATCTATGGCAAAACAGTTCGAGCATTTATTCCATTGATCTTATCGTGGCCACGATTTGATAAATAAAATTTATGAAAGGGGAGATAATATGTCTCTTTCCGACGGTGCTCCCATGATGACTATGCCGGTCGCGCCCGCGAACAGCTACGGCGGTGGCATGGGTATGTGGGGCGAAAACTGGATCTGGATTATCGTTCTTTTCCTCTTCGGCTGGGGCCGCAACGGCTGGGGCAACAACGCTGGCAATTCCGGCGGTGTCGTAGATGGCTACGTGCTGACCTCTGATTTTGCCAATGTCGAGCGCAAGATCGACAGCGTAAATCAGGGCCTTTGCGACGGATTTTACCAGCAGGCGCAGCTTGTCAACGGCACCAACATGGCGATGGCAAACGGCTTTGCACAGGCCGAGCTGTCCCGTAGCAACCAGCAAGCGGCGCTGATGCAGCAGCTCAACGCCATGCAGATGCAGGCCGCAAATTGCTGCTGCGAGAATCGCGCGGCTATCGCGCAGGTGCGCTATGACATGGCGGCGCAGGCGTGCGACACGCGCAACACCGTGCAGAACGCGACCCGCGACATCATCGACAACGCTAACAGCAACAGCCGCGCAATCCTCGACTTCCTGACGCAGAGCAAGCTCTCTGACCTCCAGGCCGAGAACCAGGGCTTGAAGCTGGCGGCAAGCCAGGCGGCGCAGAACAGTTATCTGGTGTCTCAGCTCCGGCCTTCTCCCATTCCGGCCTACACGGTGCAGAACCCCTATTGCTGCAACCAGTTTGCCTGTTGTGGCTGCTGACAACTGCATAGCGTAGCTTTTCCCTATGTTGGGAAATGGTCGGCCCCGTGCCGATACTAAACAAAAGCGGCGGGGCAATAGCCCTGCCGCTGTATTTTATGAAAGGACTGAAATTATGGCTGAATATGTAAATCCCGGAATCGTGACCGTCCCTGCTGGCCAGAATGTTCCGATGGTCTCCACGGCGGCTTGCGGCAAGCCCTGCATCGTCCACCGCGAGGGCAGTGGACTTGTCACCCTGCGCGGATTGACGCAGCAGTGTAAGGCGCGCTTTAAGGTGAGCTTTGGCGCGAACATCGCCGTCCCCACTGGCGGCACGGTAGGTGCGATCACCACGGCGCTTGCCGTCAACGGCGAAGCACTCAACGGAGCAACGGCGACCGTCACCCCGGCTGCGGTGGAAAACTATTTTAACGTCTACGTCAGCACCATTGTGGAAGTGCCGCGTGGTTGCTGCGTGACCGTTGCAGCAAAGAACACCAGTGCGGAGGCGGTCAGCTTTGCCAATAGCAACCTGACCATCGACCGTGTGAGCTGAGAAAGGAGAACACAATGGGTATGAAATCTATGTATGAACTGCGGGATATGCTCTGCAAGGAGCTGGACGAACTGGCCCGAAAAGGCGAATTGGGTGCGGGTGACCTGGAGATTGCCCACAAACTGACAGCAACCATCAAGAACATCGATAAGATCGAGATGATGGAAGACGGCGGCTATTCCCGCGATGAAGACTATTCTCGCCGCTATTCCCGCGACGGAGACTGGCAGTCGGGCATGCGCGGCGCTTATGACCGTGATATGTCCAATGCGAGACGCGGCACGCATTATGTGCGCGGCCACTATTCCCGTGATGGTGGCATCGACAACATGAAACGCCAGTTGCAGGAAATGCTGGACAACGCCGACGACGAAAGCATCCGCAGAGCCATCCAGCGCTGCATGGACACGATCGAGGACTAAAGGGGGCGCACCCCTATGGTCGACGAGAATGAGGTCAAGCGCTGGATAGCTCGCCTTGAAACAGAAGAATCGAGCTGGACAAACTATGAGAAACTGGCGGCGCTCTACATTATCCGTAACGAGCACGGCGGGGAGCAACTGCAGGCGAAAACGCCCCCAATGCTGTATTCTGCAGAGCCTGCGCCGGCCAAGAAAATAAAACCATCCGGCAGTGAATTTTTGAAAGCGGTTGGGAATGTAGCGCAGGATAGGGCGTGGGAAGTTATGGACGAGCTTATGGACACACTAAAAATCGTCAATGAGAAAGCTTATAACAGCGTCCTAAAAAAACTGACCTAAATCGCTACTACTAACACGTTACTAACAAAGTTAATCTTGGCAAAAATAAAAAAGTCCGGGAACCCTTGAGATTCCTGGACTTTTTTGGTGGAGACTGCTGGACTCGAACCAGTGACCTCCTGCGTGTGAATTATAATCGTTTTGAATATATAGACACAAAAATTAATAAGAATAACAATATTTGTTGCGATTTTGCAACTTTTCGAAGAGCAATTTTGCAAGGGCTTGCCTTGGCTCCCGTCGGTAACTAACAAACTACTAACAAATTTTCGCCTTTTTAACGGCCTGCACCAATTCCTCCGCTGACGTATGGACGTATATATTTGCGGTAGTGGAGTAGTTGGCGTGGCCGAGGATCCTCTGTAGCGTCTCCGGAGCAATCCCCGCTTTTCTCGCCCAGCTCGCATAGGTGTGCCGGGTGGAGTGCGGCGTTTTGCGCTGGATTTTTAATTTTTCCAAAAGCGGGTAATAATCCCGGCGGCGGAAGTTTGCTGGGATTCTTTCCCCAGCATAGCCGGATATGAGCAGTGGGCCAGTAGCCTTATTTGCAAAATAGGCAAAGTATGGGATCCCTTCGGGGCGGATTGGGATGATCCTGTTTCGCCCAGCCTCCGTCTTTTCACCGCCGACCACATAATCTTTGTGATAATCTTTAGCCGGTAGGGAAAACAATTCCCCTATGCGCATTCCTGTGTAAATCAGCATGAGGATAATTTTTGCGGTGTCGCTGCCGTCCGCTTCCAGCTTGCTTATTTCAGCATCGGTAAATGTTTCTTTTTCTTTTTTTGTGTTTTCGGGGAGCTGGACGAATTTTGCAAAATTTGTTGTGATGATTTCCTCGCGCATGGCCCATGTGGACATCTGCGTTATGAGTTGCTTATACTTGGACACAGTGCTATGGGATTTATGCATATGGGCATCCAGTACGCCCTGGAAATCCGCCGTTTTTAAGTCCCGGAACTTCCGGTCGTGCAGCGGCGCAAAAATTTTAAATGCGCCGTCATAGCCTTCTATACCATTTGGCCCTATTTTTTTGTAATGTTCCGCTTTCCAAGCGTCAAACACCTGGGCAAAGGTCATGTTGTACCGCTCCGTTAAATCCTTGCCTGCAAGACGTTCCAGCGCCGCTATAGCATCTTTTTTGGTGGGGTAATATCCTATAATGATTTTTTGCTTTGCAGCCACCCAGGGCCTGCGTCGGCGCCCGGCGAGCTTATACACTGTCCCGGTTCCGTTGGCCCTCCTCATTGCTTTTCCCATTTTTATCCTCCTACCCTATATTTTTATCAGTTTGATGGTGCTTGTAATATCGCAGCGCATTAATCAGCGAAGCAATGATTACACCGACGCCCACCGTAAGCAGAGCAAATAGCATCCAGCCGATTGATGTAATCTGCCCGTTGCGGATAAGCCCTGTGTGCGGGACGCTTGAATCAAACGCCAAATATCCAAATATTATGGATACGGCAATTGACAGCGAAAACGCCAGGATATACACCCAAATTTGCAATACGCACTCCTTTTTTTCGTGCTTTGCCACTGATCCGGTCAGCTGCTCCATGCCGCCCTCCAAGTGCGCAATGCGTAGGGCTGCGCTATGCTTTGCATCTGCATCGGCCATTGCTCTGTGGGCCTCTGCCAGCTGCTCCTCCGTGGTTGGTCTCTTTACGATACCAAAATACTCATCTATAGACACACCGAGGGCGGCGCATATAAGCCCCATCTTGTATAGGCTTGGATCCTTTGAAGACGCAGAAAAGTAATTGCTGATCGTGGACGATGACAGATCTGTTAAATCGGCTAAGTCTTGCGTGGTAAGATGCTGGTACTCCTTTGCCTCTCTGCAAATATCCTGCAAAGTTTTTTCCATTTCTTCCCCTCCTGCCTTATTTTGGGCAAACCTCTCCGTTTGTTTTTACCGGCTAATCGCATATTATCCGGTTTTTGGATTGACTTGCCAAACAACAAACTGATACTGTGGGTATGCGGCCAAGAGCCAGTGACGGCGATAGGCGGCAAAAAATCCCCACCGTCCGGTGCGGGGGCGGTGGGGACTATATGAAATAATTTTCTATGGCGTTCACTTAATCCCCAATAGCTTGCCGGCTTTTCTTTGCCGCCCCGCCTTTGTTGTAGGAATTCCCGTTGCTTTTGCAATCTTGCGTTTTGCGCTGGTAATTCCAAGCGCACGTTTCCAGCTAAAGGAAAGCCCTGGTATTTTAAAGGAAGATTTTTTAGCCATTTCTAATTATGCTCCTTCTTAAAAAATTTTTTTGTATTGTTGCCCTAAACTGTGCAACAAATGCCATATTTTGACTATAGGTAGATAAACCGAAAGGAGAAATAATGTGGATTGTAAGCAGAAAAGTATAAAGATGGAAATTGTAAGCTGTGAAACGGGAAATAAATGTGATATAATAAAGAATGCAGAGCATATTGCGTTACTTTCTGAGGCGATTTCTTTGGCGAGTAAAATGACCCGCAATCAGTTTGATAAAATTATGGAGGCGATAAAATGAAAATTTGGGCTATCAGTAAAGAAAACGGCTACGAGCGCGAAATCGGCCTTGAGCTGGACGGCGTTGACCGCGAAACAGCCATCAGTGAGCTTTACAAAATTGCCAGGAATCTTTTTTCCGGTGAACTTGATATGTTTTGGAAAGAGGGAGAGCAGGGCAAGGCGACCTTTTAAAGCTACGCTTTACGCTTGCACTCAATTACGGCTTGCAGCTGGTCGGATACTGCTGCGCAATTTGGGCATTCCCTCACGATTAAACGGCTGAGTTCGTCAACCTTTTCCGCCGCTTCTCCCGTGGCTTTTGCGCGATAAATGCCGACGGCGTTGGTAGCGGACTGAAAGTTTGCGGGAGACGGATACTTTGCATATAAGGAAACGGCGGCAACCATCGCATCAAAATCGGAATCGCAAGCGGCCTCTTTCTCGTGCGCCCATATTGCTTTCAGCTTTTCGATTTCTGCTTTTGCTGTCCGCTTAGAAATGTAGACAGACACTCCGGCGGATGCCAAAACAGAAAAGGCGGAAACGCCGATTTCACCCCACGAAATACTCATAATTAATTCTCCAAAGCCCCGCGGGCGGCTTTGATAAAAATCCGCAGGGTTTCCTTATCCATTTTTTTCAAAAGCTCGACAGCTTCTTTCAAATCTTCATCTTCCATTACGCCCTCGATCTCCGGATCGGGGGCTTTTTTTGCGCCCTCCGAAGCTGCGGGGGCGGCTACATCGTCCGGCATAATGTCCTCTACGGAGACACCGAGATATTCGGCAATAGCGGGAAGGCGAACATTTGACGGCTTAGTTTTCCGCGTATTCCATTGGCTATAAATGCTATTTGATAGCCCTAATGCGCGGCTTAAATCGGCTCCATTTTTGCCCTTTTTGCTCAAGTAAAAGTTTATTTTGTCTATAGCGTCCATTTGCACCTCGTGGATATTGTGCAGTTCACCAAAACTAATAAAAACTAATAGAAAGTGGTTGACTTATAACTTCTAATTAGTTATAATAAGAATCGGCGGGAGGCAATACAAAACCAAGCCCCCTGCACTTAGCGGACTGCGGAAAATATTAAGGGTTGTTGGCACTTCCATAATACCACAGTTTGCTAAGTTGTCAAGTAAAACTTAGTTTTTGTTGATTGCGGAGAGGGAAAGCCGCCCTGATGCCGTAACACCCGTATTCAACCTTAAAAACTAAGCAAGAATCAAACTGGAGGTGACAGAATGAGTTTTCGCAGCGCTCGGTTGGCCGCTGGGCTAAGTGTCCGGCAGGTCATCGAGAAACTAAAGGTGACGGATGCGGCGGTTTACATGTGGGAGACCGGCACGCAGGCACCGAGGGCCAGCCGCTTGCCGGAGATCGCCGAGCTGTACGGCTGCACGGTGGACGAGCTGTTGAAGAAGGAGGATGACAAATGATCGAAACCATGACGCTTCACCAGGCATCGAAGTATCTTAGAGATAAAGGCTTGAGCCTTTGTTCTGACACTCTGGCCGACGGCCTGGAGCAGGGCGTGTACCCCTTCGGCGTGTGCATCCGCACCGACCGCAGCCGGGTATTTCAGATTTTTAAAAAGAAACTGGATGCGTGGATTGAGGAGAGAGAGGAGTAAACATGACCAACCAAGAATACAGGGCGCTGGAGGATGCTTTTCTGGCACGGCACGATGCGCTGTGCGAAGAGAAGAGCCCGCTGGAGTGCGATTGTCCGGCCTGCCCCTGCAAGGGTATGTGCGACACGCTGTGCGCTGCGGAGGTGAATTGATGGACGGGTACACATTGACTTTGGTCATCATCGGAGCCGCAACGGTGAGTTATTGGTTTGTTCGGCTGGTGGACAAGCTGGATAGACCCGGCAAATAGTAAATTGGGAGGAAATCGAGATGAAAGCGTGCAAGGGATTTGATAAAAATTTGAGGTGCCGAGGCTTCCAGTATGAGGTCGGCGGCGAGTACACGGAGGAAACCGCAGAGCTGTGCAATCGCGGACCCCACGCCTGCGAGAACCCGCTGGACACGCTACGCTACTATAGACCTGGCGATAGCCGGTACTGCGAGGTGGAGATTGAGGACAACGGACAGCGTAGCAGCTATGACAGCAAGGTTTGCGGCAAGCATATCAAGATCGGTGCAGAAATCGGGCTAAAAGGCGTTATCAACGCCGGTGTGCGGTTTGTGTTTGACAAGTGCGAGAGCGCAACCGAGGAAAACGCATCCGGTTGGAGGGGCAACGCCGCCGCATCGGGTGATAGTGGCAACGCCGCCGCATCCGGTTGGAGTGGCAACGCCGCCGCATCCGGTTGGAGGGGCAACGCCGCCGCATCGGGTGAGAGGGGCAACGCCGCCGCATCGGGTGAGAGGGGCAACGCCGCCGCATCGGGTGGGAGGGGCAACGCCGCCGCATCGGGTGATAGTGGCAACGCCGCCGCATCGGGTGAGAGGGGCAACGCCGCCGCATCGGGTGATAGTGGCAACGCCGCCGCATCCGGCTGGAGGGGCAACGCCGCCGCATCGGGTGATAGTGGCAACGCCGCCGCATCCGGTTGGAGTGGCAACGCCGCCGCATCCGGTTGGAGGGGCAACGCCGCCGCATCGGGTGAGAGGGGCAACGCCGCCGCATCCGGTGATCTGGGCAACGCCGCCGCATCCGGTGATCTGGGCAACGCCGCCGCATCCGGTGAGAGGGGGACGGCAGTTGCCACAGGAGAACAAGGAAGCTCCTCAGCCAACGGCGAGCAGTGCTTGGCTGTGGCGTGGGGCAAGGATAGCCGTGCTAAGGGCAAACTGGGAACATGGCTGGTGGTGACCGAATACGACAGCGGGATGATCCTGAATGCCAAGTTGGTGCAGGTGGACGGCTTGACCGTCAAGGAGGAAACGTGGTACACGCTCAAAAACGGGGAGATGGTGGAGGCTTGAAGGACTGGAGCAGATGCCGGGCGTGCCGGTACGGAATGACCGGGCCGAACCGGATGTGGACCTGCAACTACGCAGAGATGGTGGGCAAGTGCAAGCCCCGGCCCCTGTGGGACGAGGAGGGCAAGTGCTGGAGCTATCAGCCAAGGAGGCGACGGAAGAAATGCGGGTATACCGCTGCGTGACGAAGGACAGGTACCGGCTGCCGGTGGCGCAGGCGGACAGCATGGGAGAACTGGCGGCGCTGATCGGGCGCAGCTATGGAACGGTTCGGCGGGCCATGGAGGCCGTGTACCGGGGGCAGAGGACAAGCGGCCCATATGAATACGTAGATCTAAGCGACGAGGAGGAAGAAGAGGATGTATTTGTGTCAGTACTGCGGCGAGGTGTTTGACGAGCCTGCGGTGGAGGAGGAAAAGGACGTGGGCTACCACGGGCTGAGCTGCCCCAAGTGCGGCGAGGCGCTGGGGCCGCTTTCGGAGCTGGAGGCGAGGCCCTGCCCTCTTTGCAGCGGGTGGCGCTGGAAGAACGAGGCGGCCTGCGGGACGTGCCGGGAGAACACCCGGCGGCATTTCCGGTGGCTGATGAAGGCAGGCTTCGGGCGGACGGAGATGGAGGTCATCGACCAGCTGCTGGAGGGAAACAGCCTGATGGACGTGATCGGAGAGGACAAGAAGGAGGAGAAGGAGAAATGCTGAAGCCTTTTAACGAACTGGTGAAACTGGATGTGCGGCCCCTGTGCGGGTTCCGGGACGCCAAGGACGAGCGGGGGAACACGGTGAAGGTGCCTTATCTGGGCTGGGCCAACTGCGTGAAGCTGCTGCACGAGAACGGAGCGGAGAGCGTTTGGTACGCTCCCCGGCGCTGCCCGGAGACCAACAGCTACCTGTGGCCACAGGCCAAGGTGACCACCAGCAAGGGGAGAGTGACGGAGTGCTGGTTCGTGTCGGTGGAGATCCACATTGACGAGAACGTCTTTTCCTACGATATGCCGCTGCTGAATGGTTCGCTGGTGGTGTATGAGGACACGCTGAACCAGCTGCGGATCAACAATGCGCTGGCCAGAGCCTTTGTCAAAGGCGTGGCGGTGCGGACGGGTCTGGGCTTTGACCTGTGGGCCGCCGGGGACGGCGACGACGGGGAGGAGGATCTGTCGAGGCACAGTATCTACGCCGTGAAGGAGCGGCTGGAGCGGCTGATTACCAGCAAGGAGCAGGGGGGACTTTCCCACCGGGATCTGCTGGCGCAGCTGGGCATCAACGACAAGCAGATGGCCACCATGATGGGGTGGTTCGACAAGCTGGGGAGCCTTGAAAAGGCGGTGAGCCGACTGTGATCCACGACCACGACCGCAGCGGCTGGATCGGGGCCTCGGACACGTCCAAGGTCATGGGCCGGCGGGACACGGAGACCTTCCGAAAATGGTGGAGCGTGAAGCTGGGCATCCGGCAGGAGACCTTCACCACCCCGGCCATGCAGGCGGGGACGGCCTATGAGGGGAAGATCCTGGATGCGCTGGGCATCCGCACCAGAGACCGGCAGGTACGAATCCACGGGCTGCGGCTGCGGGTGAACTACGACGGCGAGGATGCCCGGCTCATCACGGAGGTCAAGACCCACAGCAAGGCGGAATTTCGGGTGAGCAAGGAATACTGGCAGCAGTGTCAGGTGGAGATGCTGGCAAGCGGATGGGGGCTGCGGCGGCGGAAGGAGTGCCGCATTGCAGCCTACCGGATGACGGAGGCGGAGATCCAGAACTACTTCCTTCCCATCGACATGGGGCGCATGAGTTTTCATCCCATCCCCTATGACGAGGAATGGGTGGAGCGGGCGTATCTGCCGAGGCTGCGGTACTTGGCAAAGTGCCTGAAAACGGGGCAATGGCCCAGAGAGGAGGCGGTGCAGCCATGACGGAGGTCAGCGTGCTGGAGGCCAAATGGATGCAGGACGGGGCGGGAGACTGGCTGTGCCTGCGGGTGCCGACGGCGCTTTCCGCCATGGATGTGGTGGACGAGCTGCAGCCGGGGAAGGAATATCGGGCGCAGATCAAGCGCAAGGGCCGGAGCCTCGATGCCAACGCCTACTGCTGGGTGCTGATGGACAAGCTGGCGGCGCATTACGGGGCCACCAAGGAGGGCATCTATCAGGAGGAGATCCGGCAGATCGCCGGGGTCAGCGACATCGTATGCGTGCAGGAAAAGGCGGCGGACGAGCTGATGCGCCGGTGGAGCGGACGGGGGCTGGGCTGGATGGCGGAAAAGGCACCCAGCAAGCTCCAAGGCTGCGCCAACGTGACGCTGTGGTACGGTTCCTCCACCTACGACACGGAACAGATGGCCCGGCTCATTGACCGGGTGGTGGAGGACTGCCGGGAGGCGGGGATCGAGACCATGACCCCGCAGCAGCTGGCGGCGCTGAAATCCCAATGGGGGGAGGCGCAGCCCATTGGATGAGAGACGATGCTTTTTATGTGGGCGAAACGGGGCGGAGGATCCGCTGGACCTGCACCACATCTTCGGCGGCGCATACCGGAAAAAGAGCGAGAAATACGGCCTTGTGGTGTATTTGTGCCACAGGAGGTGCCACATCTTCGCACCCAGCGCCGTACACCAGAGCACAGGGCAGATGCAGCGCCTGAAGCGCTACGGCCAGTTAAAGGCCATGCAGGAACAGAGATGGACGGAAGATGACTTCCGCCGTGAATTTGGAAAAAGCTATTTGTAAGGAGGAAAACGATGGTAAACAGAATGATTTTGCAGGGGCGGCTTTGCTCTGACCCCGAATTGCGCCGCACCAACAGCGGAACAGCGGTGTGCAGTTTCCGTGTGGCATGGAGCGAGAAGGTAAAGGACAGAGAAACGAAGCTGTTTCTCCCCTGCGTGGCATGGCAGAGCACGGCGGAGATGATTTGCAAGCACTTTGCTAAGGGCAAGGAGATCGTCGTGGAGGGCAAACTTTCCAGCCGGGAATACGAGGATAACAGCGGCAACAAGCGCACGGTGGTGGAGCTGACGGCGGACCGGGTACATTTCTGCGGCAGCAAGGACAGCGCACCACAGAAGCCCGCACAGACATTCGAGGAGATTTCCGAGGACGACGGCGATTTTCCGTTTTAAGGCGGTGCGCCGATGCCGAACAGAATCATACGCGAGAGCATCTGCACCAGCGACAGCATAGATGGGCTTTCGTGGTTCGAGGAGGTCTTGTTCTATCGGCTGATTGTTTCTTGCGATGATTTCGGACGCTATGACGGACGGGCCGCAATTATCAAAAACAGGCTATTCCCTTTGAAAGAAAATCTTACTCTGAAAACTGTAGAAAACGCCCTTCATGGACTGGCGAGTGCTGGATTGGTTGCCCTTTATACTTCACAGGGCAAGCGCTTCCTCTACCTACCAACATGGGGTAAGTATCAGAACCAGAGAGCAAAGGAAAGCAAATATCCTGAGCCTGTAGAGCCTACGCAAGCAGATGAAATCATTTGCAAACAAATGAATGCAGATGTTCCCGTATTCGAGAATCGAGAATCGGGAATCGATATACGAGAATCGAGAAGCGAGAATAATGCGCGCGAGGCGCGCTTCTCTCCGCCTTCTTTGGCCGAAGTTCAGGCTTATATCTCCGAACGGGGGTCTGCGGTTGACGCACAGCAGTTCGTTGATTTCTACGCCAGCAAGGGATGGATGGTTGGGAAAAACCGCATGAAGGACTGGAAGGCTGCCATCAGAACATGGGAGAAGCGCAGAAAGGAGGAAGCCGGTGAACAGCCAACAAAGCAAGAATACCATGTCGGAACATGGCTGTGACATCTGCGGCGGGCTGGGCTACACCGTCCGGCGCACGGAAAGCGGCAAACTGGTGAGTAGAACCTGCAAATGTGAGATCATTCGTCGGAATAGGCTTCGCATGGAGCGTTCCGGACTTCTGGGACTGCTGGATAGCTGCACCTTTGAGTCGTTCCAAACTCAGGAGTATTGGCAACGGGCCGCAAAGCAAGCGGCGGAGAAGTATTTGACCGACTGGAAAGGCAAGTGGTTTTTCATCGGCGGCTCTCCCGGCACTGGGAAAACACACCTGTGTACGGCGATTTGCGCCAAGCTGATGGACGGAGGAATCCCAGTGCGGTATGTGCAATGGAGGGGAGATATTCCGGCAATCAAGGCAAAGACCAACGATGCTGAAGCATACGCCGAAGCCATGCAGCCGCTGAAAACCGTCCGTGCGCTGTATATCGACGATTTTCTCAAGGGGAGCGTAACGGATGCCGACAAAAACATCGCCTTTGACCTGCTGAATGCCAGGTATATCAACCCGGATGCAATCACGATCATCTCCACGGAGCTGACCATTGACCGCATTTTGAGCTGGGACGAGGCAATCGGGAGCAGGATCAACCAGAGGGCGAAGGATTATATGCTGAACATCGGGAAAAAGCAGAATTGGAGGCTGAAATGACCACATTACGCATGATTCCCGGCATTACATACACCCGGAAAAACCTTGAAGCATTGACCGGTATGCCGGACAGAGAGAACCGCCGGATGATACGGGAGCAGAGGCGGCAGGGTGTGCCTATCGTTGCCATGAAAGACGGCGGCTACAAGCTGGCGGAAACGGAGGAAGAAAAGCAAGCCTTACTTTCCATGTACCGCAAGCGGGCATTGGACGAGCTGGGGACATACCGACGCCTTGAAAAGGCCATGCAGGTTGACGGGCAGATGGAGATGGGAGACGGAAATGGCTGAACTGCACTTTACCATACCCCTGCCACCTGTGACGAAGAAAAACAGCCAGCGCATTATGCACAGCAGCAAGACAGGGAAATCGTTTATCATGCCGTCGCAGAAGTACATCGACTACGAGGCAAAAGCTGTGTGGTACTGCAAAAAGGCTGGTGTGCATGAGCCGATCGATTATCCAGTGGAGGTTAAATGCCTGTTTTATATGCCCACCAAGCGGCGAGTGGATTTAACCAATCTGCTGGAAGCTGTTGACGATGTGATGGTCAAGGCGCGTGTGCTGCTGGACGATCACTGCGGCATTATCGTCAGTCATGACGAAAGCCGGGTGCTGTACGACAAGGAGACCCCACGGACGGAGGTGAGCATAACCGCCTATGAATGATTTTGACTATGACATCGTGCAGAAAAAGCGTGTTGCAAGAGGTGCGTTTGCCCATGTAAACCGTAAGCGTGGGAAATGCAGATTGCCCAGTGACTATCTCACTGCGGCGCAGAAAAAGGAGATGAACGGAGCGGTGAAAACTTACAACATCACGCGGCCTATGCCGTTGGATGAATTCAAGGGAATGCCGGACGATCTGCAGCGAGAATACCTGCGGAATATGCAGAGTTGTGGAGCGGCAGCTACATACCTTGCAGACGAGATGGGCTGTTGCAGCGCCACCATCAGAGAATATGGAGAAAAGCTGGGCGTGCCGTTTGTGCGAGGTGGTCGGAACCTTGACTTGTGGCAAAAGAAACTATCGGAGTGGCACACAGCCGAAGTGACGGCAGCAGAAACGCCGGAGAAGCAGACCGACGAAATTGCCCCACCCGCAAGGGGTGCAGAGCTGCTGCACGCACGGCTCACTATCCGGGGAGACCGGGAAAGCGTTTTGCAAAATCTACGCCTGCTTATGCCGAATGAATGTGAAGTCACGGTTGAGTGGTGAGAGGAGGAGAAAACTTGTGAAGGAGCATATTACCACTGGAGGGAAAACGCTTTGCTGGACTTGTAGAAAAGCGTATGGAAAATGCTCATGGACAGAAGTAGACTACACAAAAAAGGGCTGGCCTATACGCTTTGAGCCGGTAAAGGGATGGAATGCAATTCCGACCAAAAACGAAAAATACACATCGTTTTTGGTGGTAAGTTGCCCAAAGTACGATCCTGATGATAGAAAGGAGGATACACATGACGGCAGATTTTGCGGGTATGGGGAAGCGCCTGCGGGAGGCGAGGGAGAAGGAACTTATGTCGCAGAATGATTTGGCTTTGGAATCTGGTGTAGCACCATCGACAATCAGCTATATTGAGTGTGGACACAGCACCGCATCGGTGTGGGTGCTGGCACATATCTGTGATGCGCTTGGGGTATCTATGCAATGGATGGTATACGGGAGAGGAAGAAAATGAGCAGAAAGAGCATATTTACAGTTGCCGGAGGTGCGGCCCTTGGTCTGCTGTTTGCCGCCGGGATATTGTGGGTGGAGCTACTTGCCGCAGAAGCGGAATATGTGGAGGAGCAAGAACCCGTTTCCCCGCCGGTGGCGGAAGTAATCCGCCAAGAAACGCCGCAGGAAGCCGCCTACACGAACGAAAGCACCATGACCGTGACAGCATACTGCCCATGCGAAAAATGCTGTGGAGCGTATTCAAACGGCTATACAGCCACAGGAGCGAAAGCCACACAGGGCGTGACCATCGCAACGGACCCGGATGTTATCCCGATGGGTACGGAGGTTGAGATTGATGGGCATATCTACATAGCGCAGGATGTGGGAGGAGCAATCAGCGGAAACCGCATTGACCTGTACTTTGATAGCCACGAGGACGCCCTGCAGTGGGGTGTCCAGGAAAAGATCGTGAGGTGGAGCGAATGAATCAAATCGCGCTGAACGTAGACTGCATGGAGTATATGCAGGCGCTACCGGATAAAGCATTTGATCTTGCCATTGTTGACCCACCGTATGGAATTAGCATTCATGATAGTGGCCGATTGAAAAAATACAATGCCACTGAAACAAGATGGGACGATGCGACTCCGGGTGATGTGTATTTTAGCGAATTAAAAAGATGCAGCAAAAACCAAATAATATGGGGGGGAAATTATTACGATCTTCCGCCTTGTAGGGGATTTGTTATTTGGGACAAAAAGCAACCGGAAGATATTTCTTTTGCATCTTGCGAATTTGCATGGACTTCTTTCGATACATCTGCGAGAACTTTTTATTACTCGCCGTTGCAAGAAAAGGGGCAAAGAATACATCCAACGCAAAAGCCCGTGGCATTGTACGAGTGGCTGCTGATGAAGTACGCCAAAGAAGGCTGGCGCATACTGGATACACACTTGGGCAGTGGAAGCAGCAGGATAGCGGCTTACAACCTCGGCTTTGAGTTTGTGGGGTGCGAGATCGAACCGACATATTTCCAACTGCAAGAACAGCGGTTTGCGGATCATACGGCGCAAGAAAGGATGTGGTAGGAATGAAAAGCCCCTGTGTGAAGGATTGCCCGGACAGGCTCCCATGCGGGGCCTGCCGGAAGAGCTGCGAGGCGTTCCGGGCGTATGAGGCCCAGCGGCTGGAGGAAAAGCCCTGGGTGGATCAAGCCAACACCGCCGCCCGGGAGCGCTATGTGCGGCATAGCGCAAGGTTTGCAAAGGCCGGGAAAAGACATATGAGATAGGAGGTTGACAATATGGATGCTGTGAAGTTTATTGAGGAGCGGAACAGAATGTGCGGCACCATGAGTGAGGTGTGGGGCGTTGATGCGGCGCAAATTGTGAAGAACACCGAGGAATGGTCTGCTGCACACCCGCGTAAGACCAGACAGAGCGTGTTTCTGGAGCAATACCCGGAGGCGAGAATTGGAAATCATGGCGTGCTGCTGGTATGCCCCTGCCCAATTTCTGCATCGCACAGGAACGCAGGTGGCGGCTGCGCAACCATTGGTCGCAGATGCGACGACTGTCGTAAAGAATATTGGATGCAGGAGGTGGAGTGATGGAACGACTGACGAAGCGCGACACCGATGGACAGGCAATGATGGACTGCCAGAAGTGCGAAGCGGATTGGATGGGTAAGCATGGTAAGCCGATGGCTGACTGCACTGCACTGTATTGCCGCAATCGTTTGTTAGACCGGCTGGTGAAATACGAGGACACGTGGATGGAACCAGAGGAAATCACGGCAATGCAGCACACATTGGATGAGTACCACAAGGTAGCTGACCCATTGCTAAGGGCACAGGCTGACGGGCGGTTGGTGGTGCTGCCATTTACCAGTGGGCGCACTTTGCTATCCAAGGACATTGACAGTCCGCGACTTATGAAGGATGTAGAGCTTGCAATTAGCTATTGTAGCAGTTGCGGAATTGTGTTTCACATGGGTTACAATGTGTTCTGCGATCTGGTGAAACATGGGAGAATTACTGCGGTAAGCGAGGAGGCGGAGAAAGCATTGGAGGCGATGAATAATGGCTGAATATCATGTTGGATGCGGCGCATTTGGGATTTACGCGGGTACACTAAACAGTAAGAACAAGAACCTATGGCAGAACAAAACGGAGTGCACCGATGAAGCCTTATGTGCTGTGCGCGACTATTTAATACAGGAATGTCTTGGTGGTCTGCACGGTGACAAGTCCTCTGGCGGCTATGAGTGGACGTTAAAAGACGGGAGAGTTGCCAAACTGCTTGTGGCGATTGAGAACGGAGGTGACAACGATGCCTGATTGTAAGGCGTGTGGAAAGTGGTTTGCTACAATGGAGCAGTGCGAGTTGTGCCCGACTTGCGAAAGAGCGTTAGAACGACTGCGCAACTACGCTGCCCCGGTGGTGCACGGGCGGTGGGAATACATCCAGCAAACGCTTAACACGCTCAGTCAGCTTAGGTGTTCGTTTTGTGGGTGGTGGTCTCTTGACCCGTCTATTGATGGTGCCTACAACTACTGCCCCAACTGCGGGGCAAAGATGGACGGAGGTGACGGCGATGCGGCTGATTGACGTTGATGAAGCATTGAGACTGTTTGACGAAGAATACAAGGAAACGAACGAATTGATACACAACGGTGAAACTCATCTTGATAATCTTGCCGAGGGATTTGCAGAAGCATATCACATAATCAAGTATGATCTTCCAACCGTTGACGCTGTGGAAGTGGTGCGGTGCAAGGACTGCAAGTACAGTTGCAAAGATGGAAATGGACGTTCCTGCGAAGGCTATTGGTATGAGCTGAGCGAGTACGATGTCACAGTAAAGGACGATGACTTTTGCAGCTACGGAGAAGGGAAGGACTATGATTAAAGACAGCGGAGAAAGAACAAAGTTTCCAAGCGGAGCACTCCGGGATATGCACACGGGCAAGGGACGGATGGATTTGCTCCCTTGGTTGGCTATCATGGAAGTGTCGAAGCACTGCGAGGCGGGTGCTTTGAAATACGGGGAGCATAATGTCGATAAAGGAATCCCAACCCACAGTCTGTTAGATTCCGCCATTCGCCACGCAGCAAAATATTTGGCGGGCTATGTAGATGAGCCGCACCTTGTAGCTGCGGCGTGGAACCTACTGTGGGCGATCGAGATGGAGATTGTCCATCCTGAATGCGTGGACACTCCGTGGAGGGCAGCCGATGGCGAATAAAGACGCAATGCTGGAAGCCTTGGAGGAAATCGAGAACGGTATGTGCCGCATTAAGGAGCGACGGAGCATTTGGCAGAATAGCCTTGTATATGCACTCTGCCAAGCTGTGCGGCTGCTTCTGATGGACAAGATCAAGGAGGGACGGAAATGAGAATTGACGGCAAAACCCTGCCCAACAACCCCATGAAAGCGTACCAGCAGGGAAAGCTGATAGGGACAAAGCAGAATATGGATTTGGTATCCGAAGTGCTGCTTACAAAGTTTGGATTCCATGTGCTGGAGGAAACGCCGGACAGTCACGATACCATGAGCATTGAGTATCTGCAAAAGTGCCTTGTGAAGCTGGTGAATGCAAAGAACAGCGGCTATGTGACCAAGAAAGACATTGCGGACGCTCTGCGGAGCGACTACAAACTAATCAACAACGCAGAGTGAGGAGGCGGGCATGAGCAGAAAACAAACACTGCCGTATGATGTGCGGCTTGAGTGCATCGCCTATGTCAGAGGTTATCCACGGAGAGTACAGGCATACAACGATGAACGGAGAGAGATACTGAGCGGCGGAAGCAGTGCAACGGAGGGAATGCCCCACTCTCCAGGCATTGGTAGGCCGTCCGAAAGCAAGGCGGAGCAGCTTGCCGCCATAGAAAACTGGCCGGAAACCAAGAAAATGCGGGCAGTGGAATACGCCATAGATCGATGTGGGCGGGATTTGGAGAGTGAGAGCGTCCGAAAGCAGCTTACACAGGGGATCATGCGCAACTGTCAGGGCAAGCACAAGTATTCTCGAAGTAGGATCATCGTGCCGGGGATAAGCGAGCGGACATTCAGCAGGAGAAAAGAGCAGTTTTTGCTTGACATAGCCATATATTGTGGTTTTGCAGAGAAAGTTGGCACAAATTCCACCTAATGATGTGCTACAATAGGTACAGTGGATGATAAGGCATAGCCATCCACCCGTCTTTCCACTCAACCCGTTTCCTCCATCTTATGCGCCGCCGGTATTGGGCGCACCTTCTGGCACCGAAAGGTCATACCGGCACAAACAGCCTGTAGGGAAACCTATAGGCTGTTGTTATATGCCGTGCGCTCGTTGCACCCCACGATCAGGGGCGGGAGGTCGCACCTCCCACACGGCACCTATATATGCAGGCGTAGCTCAGTCGGATAGAGCGGAGCAAGGCAAATGTCGGGTTTCTGTCGCTGGTTCGAGTCCAGCCGCTTGCACAAGAGGCCGGGTAGCACCCGGACACTGTGAGACCGTTGTCGTCATGGCTCACATGAAAATGACAATGCTTGCTGAAAACTGCGCGTGAGGATGCGTCCTCCTTGCCATGACCGAACAGCGGCGCTTGAGATGCTTGCGGGGCCTCAAGCGGGCATGAGCGTGTGACAATCTAAGCGGGAAGACGGCCAATATGCGGCATAGGTGCCCCGTAAGGGGAGGCCACAGCGAGTGACGGAGGAGAATGTTTCCCGAAGCGCTAAAGCAGGGCAGGACTGCAATGCCGTACCATCCCGGCCAGCGGGCGAGGAAGCGTAAAAAGCTAAGTATCAGGCGGCTGGTATAATTGCCAAGTTCCTGATGGCTGGTAGGAGGACGCAGCGCAGCCGGGAGCCGATAAAAAAGATCTTGCGTACCATGTTTGGCTCGGGGAGAGCCGGACACGCAAGATGTGTATGCCCGTTAGGGCGGGTAAAGTCTGCTATGTAAGGCCAAGGGGTGGGGGCTGGTAGCAAAAAAGGAGGATGGCATGGAAATCACAAAACGGCGGCTTGCGGATATTGTACCGTATGCCGCAAATGCAAAAAAGCATGATAAGCGGCAAATCAACAACGTTGCGGAGAGCATCAAGCAGT